CGATCGCCGGCGAACCGGGGGAGGCGGGCCCGGAAGGCCCCGCCGGACCGCAGGGGCCGCAGGGTCTGCCGGGTCCGATCGCCGATCTCACCACCGCGCCGCTCGACGGCGGATTCTTCTGAGGAGCCGACATGGCCAACGTCATCCGCCTCAAGCGCCGCGTCACCGGTGTCGCCGGCGCCCCCAGCGCGCTCAAATCCGGCGAGCTGGCGCTCAACTTCGTCGACTCGACGCTCTACGTCGGCGTCGGCGACGACGGCTCCGGCAACGCCACCTCGATCGTCGCCTATGGCGGTCCCGGCGCCTTCGCCACCCTGGCCGGCGCCCAGACCTTCACCGGCATCAAGACCTTCGCCGCATCGCCGATCATCCCCGACGCGTCCTCGTCGGCGCAGGCCGCGTCCAAGGGCCAGATGGACAGCGCGCTCGCCCTCAAGGCGCCGCTCGCCTCGCCGGCGCTCACCGGCACCCCGACCGCCCCGACCGCGGCGACCGCCGACAACTCGACGCAGCTCGCCACCACCGCCTTCGTCAAGGCGCAGGGCTATCTCGCCTCCGGCGTGTCACGCTCGACGCTCGGCGTCCCGACCGCCGACGTCGCCTGGGGCGGCCACAAGATCACCGGCCTCGCCGATCCGGTCTCGGCACAGGACGCCGCCACCAAGGCCTATGTCGACGCCGCCCGTCAGGGCCTCGACGCCAAGGACAGCGTCCGCGTCGCCACCACCACCAACATCGCGCTCTCCGGGCTGCTGACCATCGACGGCGTCACCCTCGTCGCCGGCGACCGCGTCCTGGTCAAGGATCAGACGACCGGCAGCCAGAACGGCCTCTATGTCGCCGCCTCCGGCGCCTGGGCCCGCGCCGGCGACGCCAACACCGCGGCCAAGGTCACCGCCGGCCTCTTCGTCTTCGCCGAGGAGGGCTCGACGAACGCCGACACCGGCTGGGTGCTGTCGACCAACGGCGCCATCACCCTCGACACCACGGCGCTCGCCTTCGTGCAGTTCTCCGCCGCGGGTACGATCTCGGCCGGCAACGGCCTCGCCAAGGCCGGCAACGTGCTCGCCGCCGTCGGCACGTCCAACCGCATCACCGTCTCCGGCGCGGGCATCGACATCGCCGCCACCTATGCCGGCCAGACCTCGATCGTCACCCTCGGCACCGTCACCGCCGGCGCCTGGCAGGCGACCGCGATCGGTCTTGCCTATGGCGGCACCGGCGCCAGCCTGACCGGTCTCGCCGACGGCACGATCGTCAAGAAGTCCGGCACGGCGCTCGCCGCCGCGACCGCCGGCACCGACTATCTCGACCCGTCCTCCACCATCGACGGCGGGTCGTTCTGAGGAGGCCGGCATGAACCTCATCACGCTCAAGCGGTCGACGACCGCCGGCGCCGTACCCGCCAGCCTCGAAGCGGGCGAGCTTGCGCTCAACCTCGCCGACCGCAAGCTCTTCTACAAGGACAGCCTCGGCACCATCCGCTCCATCGGTCTCGCCATCGACGAGGCACTCTCCGCCAAGCAGCCGCTCGCCGACGCACTCACCGCGATCACCGCGATCGCCGACGCCGCCGCCGTCCGCGCCGGCGCCGCCCCCGGCGCCGTCCTGACCCCGGCCGCCGTCCTCGACGCCATGGCCTGGGTGGCGCTGACCGACGCCGCGACGATCGCCGTCGACCACGCCGCCGGCGTCAACCGAACCGTCACCATCACCGCCAACCGGACGATGGGCGCCCCCACCAACGCCAAGCCGGGCTGGCCGCTGAACCTGCGCGTCAAACAGCCGGCGGCGGGCTCGAAGACCATCACCTGGGCATCGGCCTACGACTTCGGTGACGGCAGCGCGCCGACCCTCTCCACCACCGGCAATGCCGAGGACCTCGTCAGCTTCGTCTGCATCTCGTCCGCCAAGTTCGCCTTCCTCGGCCTCAAGAAGAGGGTCGACTGATGCGGACGATCCTGCCCGCCCACCGGCGCTTCCGCTCGCTCGAAGAGTTCCGGCGGGAGCGCGCTCGCCACCGTCGCGCCGCCGTCGCCATGCTGCCCGGTCTGGCGCCGCTCGTCCTCGGCGGCGTCGAGCCCGGCTATCAGATCTGGGGCGGCTACAGCACGCCCGCCGGCACCTACACCTTCGTCGTGCCCGAGTTCAACACGCTGCAGATCGCCCTCTGGGGGGCGGGCGGCGGCGGCGGCGCGCAATATCTGGCCGGGTCGGCCGGCGCGGCGACCACGATCGCCGCTCTGTCGTTGTCGGCCGGCGGCGGCGGCGGCGGATCGATCTCGGCCGCCGGTGGTGGCTACGCCGCCGCAGCCGGCGGCACCGCAACCGGCGGCAACACCAACACCTCCGGCAATGCGGGCGGCGCGCCCGGCACCAGCAACGGCGGCGGCGCGGCCATCGTCGGGACCGGGGGCCTGTCGGCGGGTGGCGGCGGCGTCGGCAGCGACACCGGCTCCTCGACGACCAACGGCGGCGGTGGCGGCTCCGGCGGCTATCTCCTCAGGAGCTACACCCCGGCGAGCCTGTCGGCCGGAACCAGTCTGACCGTCGTCGTCGGCGCCGGCGGCACCAGGGCGACGGGTGCCCAATCCGACGGCACCGACGGGCTCGCCTACATCCTATGGAGCTGACCATGCTGGCCTTTCGTGATGGTGACGCCTGGACGCCGTGGGCCGGTCAGCAGCGGCCGCGCGGCGACGGCATTCTCTGCACCCTGCCGGCCAACGCCGCCGCGGTACTCTCCGAGGACGAACTCGCCGACTTCGGCCTCTACGCGATCGCCGACGCGGCGCCCGCGCCGGCCGGCACGCGGATCGTCGCCACCGTCCTCGCCGATGACGCCGGACGGCCGCGCTGGACGCACCAGACCGCGGTGATCCCGCTCGCCGAGGCGCAAGCTGAACGTCTCGCCGCTCTCGCCGAGCGCCGCTGGCAGGCCGAGACCGCCGGCATCACCGTCGCCGGCATCGCCGTTGCCACCGACCGGGAGAGCCAGGCGCTCATCACCGGCGCGGCGCTCGCCGCCGTCATCGACGGCGGCTACAGCCTGTCATGGAAAACCGTCGGCGGCACCTTCGTCACCCTGACGGCACCGCAGATCCTCGCCCTCGCCCAGGGCGTGCGCGCCCACGTCCAGGCCTGCTTCGATCGCGAGGCCGTGCTCGCCACCGGGATCGCGGCGGCGGCCGATCTCACCACGCTCGATGCGGTCGACATCGGGGCGGGGTGGCCGGGCATCTGACGGAGTGGCTATTGCGGCCACGCGGCTGAACTGGGCTCGCCGGCGAGCCTCGCGGCCTCGTCCAGCGCCATCAACAGCAGATATTCGAGCATCGCCGCGTCGGCGGCCCGCACCACCGGTAGCAATCCACGGAGCGCCGTCGCCGTGACCCGCCCGGCCGCCGCCTGTTCCTCGCTCACCGTCTCGCGTCCCATCGTCGCCTCCCGATCGCCGCCATCATACCGCGATCCCGATCGCCGGGGACAACCTGTCGCGCCACCTCCGTCCCATCCGACGCCCGCCCTTCGGCGGGCGTTTTCGTTTTGAGGAGATCCCCATGACCGCGCCGACCCTCGGCATCATCAACCAGCGGCTCACCACCGACACGCTCGCCGCCGCCCGGCCCGATTTCAGCAAGGTACTCGCCATCGACGTCTCCGACGACGCCAATGCCACCGTCTTTCCCCTCGGCGAGCCGGTGCGCTTCTCGACCGGCGACGCCGCCACGATGGCCAAGCTCGGTACCGGTCCGCTGAAGCAGGCGCTCGACGGCATCCATGCCCAGCTCGGCACCCTCTCGGCCGACGTCACCGTGATGCGCGTCGCCGAGGGGGCCGGCGCCACGGCCGAGGCTAGGCGGGAAGCGACGGCGACCAACATCATCGCCGCCCTCGCCGCCGCGCCGTCGCTTCCGGCCGCGATCGGCGCCACGCCGCGGCTCGTCCATGTCGGCGAGACGGCGTGGACGCCCGACGAAGACACCGCCAATCCGGTCGTCACCGCCCTGGTGCCGGTGCTCGAATCGCTGCGTGCCTTCTCGGTCGTCCAGGCGCCGACGGATACTCTCGCCCATGCCGTCGCCTGGCGCGAGTTGGTCTCGTCGCAGCGCGTCCACGGCGTCGCCGTCGGCGCCAAGGTCTGGGACACCGCGGCGTCCGCCTACGCCGTCCGAAACATGGCGCCGTTCGTGCTCGGCCTCGGCATCCGCAAGGACATCGCCATGGCTGGCTATCCGATGGACACCTGGTGCAACGAACCGATCTACGGCATCGGCGGTGTCAGCCGGCCGATCATGTACAGCCTCGAGGATGGTGCGGTCGAAGGTCAGCAGCTGCTGGCGGCCGACCTCGGCATCGTCGTTCCCGGCCAGATCGGCGTCGATCAGGCGATCGCCGACGGCGGCTTCACCTATCTCGGCTTCTCGTCCTGCGGTTCGGACGCCGACTACTGGAGCCAGTATCACCAGATCCGCACTCTCGACTACGCGACCGTCGAAGCGATGTCGATCACCCGCGAGATCCTCGGCCGGCGTGCCACGCCCGCCCGCGTCGAGGCGTGGATCCTGAGCCTCAGGGCCGCCGTCGCCGCCCATGTGGCGAACTCCCGGCTGCTCGGCGGCCACGTCGACTTCCCGATCGCCGACAGCGACGCCATCACCGCCGTGCTTCAGACGCTGACCGGCCAGACCGAGGGCGTCAACACCGTCGACCAGTTCCGCGACGGGTATCTGCTCGGCTCGATCGCCATCGAGCCGGCGCCGGTGATCAAGGTCGTGACCCACCAGTTCAAGCGCTACCGCAAGGCCGTCGAACAGGCGCTCGCCACCATCCTCGCCGCCGTCGCCGCCACCTGACCGGAGCCTCGAGGGCGTGGCTCTCGCGCCCTCACGCCACCCGCACCGTTCTCCAGACATCCGAGGTTGCCATGCCCCAGCAGGCCTACATCCTGACCGGCGTCGATGTGCGCCGTGCCGCCGATCCGGAATCCTCGCGCATCAAGATCATCGAGAGCCTCGAGGTTCCCGCGATCCAGAACAAGACCATCTCGCATGCGCACGGCGGCGGCATCGGCGACGTCGACTACGTGCTGCCGGCGCTGAACGCCTTCACGCCCGGCTTCACCACCCTCGGCCCCGATCTCGACAGCCTCGCCGCCGTCGGGCTGGTCTCGGGCGTGACCGACACCTGGGTCTTCGCCGGCGCCTATCTGGTGCGCGGTGCGGCGAAGCCGGTCGCCTCGCGCATCATCGTCTCCGGCACCATCGCC